TCTTTGACGAGGTGAAACGTGTCTTGCGAAAGGACGGCACCTGCTGGGTGAACTTGGGTGATACTTACAATAATTCTGCAAACGGCGGAAAATTGGCATCTGATAAGTCTGGACTATGTTCGGGGAAAGGCAGAAATCCTAAATTAGATAATAGCAATTTTGTTTATAGAAATTTACAAGATTTGCCGAATAAATCGCTCTGCAACATACCTTCCCGTTTCTCAATAGAGATGCAGAATCGTGGGTGGATACTACGGAATAAAATCATCTGGCACAAGCCGAACTGCATGCCGTCAAGCGTTACGGATAGATTTACGGTGGACTTTGAGGAAATCTTCTTCTTTGTGAAAAATAAGAAGTATTGGTTCGAGCAACAATTGGAACCATGGCAAGACAACAATCAAAACGATATAAATCGTGCAATAAATGGGCATAAAAAATACAATGGTAAGTTTAAAGACGAAGATAAAAAAGGTAGTTTTGCCTTTTCAGAAAGCAAAGTTGCAGGGGATCCTCGCAAAGGAAGAAACAAACGCACAGTTTGGAAAATCCCAACGCAACCATTTCCGGGTGCGCACTTTGCCGTCTTTCCAGAAAAGCTCGTTGAAACGCCAATAAAGGCAGGTTGCCCAAAAGATGGTGTGGTTTTAGATCCGTTCATGGGAAGTGGGACTGTTGCATTGAAATCGTTGAAAGAAAATAGAAATTTTATAGGAATTGAAATTAACCCTGATTATATTGATATGGCATATAATAGGATAAGGCCACTTTTATCACAATCTAAATTGTTTGAAGAGGAGTTGATTTGTCGTGTTTGACGAAGTTATAATGTCCTATGAGGTCTTGTCAGATGATGAGCTTATCGAAATGCTGTTCGAGGGCACAGTTGTTGACACGATGGCCCTTGCTGTTTTGGTGAAAAGACTGCACAAGAAGGTGAAGGATTGATTGACGGGCTTGTTCTTTTTCTGCTCGTTGTGATACTTGCCATAAATGTTGGTATCAGGATAGGAATTTACTTAGGAGGTGGGGATAACGAAAAGATGTGAAGATTGCGGGCACACCGTAAGGTGTTGCGAGGATGACTGCCCAATATGTGGCGGTGAAATGAGAGATGAGCGTGACATAAAAGTAAATTGTGCGGGGGGTTACCCTTCTGGAACTGAATGAAGTCACCATCCCGTATAAAACCGGTGAACCAATAAGGATTTGCGGTCTTGGCGATATCCATTGGGGTAATATTGCAGTTGATGAAGAGGCTCTTGACAGGGCCATAAAATTCATCTGCGACAATCACGTTTATGTCGTCGGCATGGGGGACATGATTGACAGCATTAACCCCGACGACAAACGTTTTGACATCAAGACCGTCAGGCCTGATTTTAGGGCCAACTTGGACAATCTGATTTCAGAGCAATACGAGAGCCTTTGCGAGAAGCTCTCAAAGATACCACAAGAGCAGTGGATTGGAATCCACACTGGAAATCACGAAGAGGTAATCAGGACAAAGTATTACCGTGACGTGACCAGAGATTTATGCCGCACCCTGAAAACGACTTATCTTGGCTATGAGGCATGGTCAAGGATACGTTTTGAGCGGGGTTCGATAAACAAGCACGTTGAAGTATTCAAATTATTTTCAACCCATGGTTCGGGTGGTGCAAGGTTTGATCCCACGAAACAGTGGAAGATGGAACACCTAACCAACAAGATTAACGCCGACCTTATCATGATGGGCCACGTCCACTCGATACAGGTTGGAAGGGGATTGAAGGGCGACATAACAAGCTCTGGCAAACTGAAGGAGCTGAACAAGACCTACGGCTGGATGCTGACTGGGACTTTCCTGAACAAGTCAACAGAAGGCGTTATCTCTTATGCCGAGAGGTTCAACCTTCCCCCATCAAAGACGGGAATTGCCACCTTCCAAATATTCCCTGAAGAGAGGAGGATTCACGTTTCATGCTGACCATACTAAAAAATGAGGAAACAGACATCGTGATCCAGAACCTTTCCGATAGCGTGGCAAATTACATACTGTCCACGTTCAAGGAGGTTGGGGCAACAATGACCGAACCTTCGATAGGGAAAGGACAGGTCAGGGTTCTGACATTTCCTAAAACAATGGGCGTGTTTCTCAAAGGGGGTATTTTGATTATTTGGTTCGGCGACTTTTCGTCAGGGACAATTAAACGATTGGAAGTGTTATTATGATTTTTGACAAGTTGAAATTTTGGAAGAAGGACTACCAGACAAAGGTTGCGGAGGAGCTGATATCCAAGGACTTTTTACGGACTGTCCAGCACTATGTCAGCTTTCCCAACTCGGTCAGGCCGTTCTCGTTTGCCGTTCTGCCAATGGTCGACGGTATTCTGGCCTCAATATCAAGGGAAAACTTCTCGACTGCAACAGACGAAACAGGGAGGATATTGTTCACCGCCCTTGACAAAAGCGTTCAGCTGGTAGTCGATTACGAAACAGGGTTCATGACGGTTGCGATAGGTTCCATATTATATGACACGTTTGAAGTCCAAGAACCGCAACAAAACCATGATAATTTCTACAGGTAGGGTTATTTATGTTTATGATGTTCACAAATGAGGAGCTTTACAAAAAGGTCAGGTGGCAGTTCGCCCTGCTGTTCGGCGTATGCGGGGCTCAACGGACAATGGCTAAATCGTTGTGCCACAACACAGCAGGTTTCAGGACTGACCATAAAGGCAGTGGTCGCTGCTTTCTTGCACGCCGGAAGGTCAACCGGAGCAAAGACAAAAGAGGGTAGGATAATGCAGAAAAGAGGTTCAATGATTCACAGGGTAACGACAGGTAAGGCTCTGAAATGCCTGAAAGAGGTGTGGAATGATGAAGAAAAAGCATTATACACGACCATAATGAATTATGTTCTTTCAAACTACGAGATTGACGAGTTGGCGGCTGACCAGATAGCCACAGCTTACGTTCAGCGTAACTGTTTCCTTATTCCAAAAATGCAGGAAGGGGGAAACGTTGACCTGAATCCCACAAGCGAGAATATCCGTAAATGGCTCGTTGAATACAAGCTCACCCCGAAGTCAAAAGAGAAGGACATAACCAACATCACAAATGTCACTTTCGGTGTCCTTGTGGAAAGGCTCGCAAAAAAGAAAGTAATAGTTGAGGAAGAAGATGGAACAGTTTGAAACCCTCTTGGATGAGTGGAGGGCCAATCCGGTCATGTTTGCAAAGGATGTGTTAAATGTTGAGCTTGATCCGTTGCAACAAGAGATATTGATGGCCTTACCGGACAACGATAGGTTGGCGGTCAGGAGCGGGAACGGGCCGGGTAAGACCTTTTTGTCCTCAATTGCGGCGTTATGGTTCTTTTGTTGTTTCTACCTCTCGGCGGTGATAACGACAGCTCCGACTTGGCCGCAGGTCGAGCTATTGCTCTGGAAGGAAATAAGGGACAACATATCCCGTTCTGATTTATTGAAACCGGCGATAGAGCTTGCACCCCGAGATTGTGCGGCATACATGATTCAGGACGGCGGGGTGACTTCGCCAAAATGGATGATGGTGGGAAGGTCAACAAACAAGAAAGAGAATATGCAGGGTTTCCACAACCCATATCTTATGTTCATTGTTGATGAGGGCTCTGGTGTTGATGACGAGATTTACGAGGCCATACAGGGTTCGCAAACGCAAGAGGGGGTTCAGGCCTCAAAGCTCTTGGTCATTGGAAACCCTACAAAACCGGAAGGATACTTTTACGACATATTCCACAAGCGTTCTGCAGGTTGGAAAACATTTCACTTGAACAGCGAGGAAAGCCCAAGGGTTTCAAAGAAATGGGTTCAGCAGATGAAGGATGAATACGGCGAGGACTCTAATTTTTATCAAGTCCATGTTCTGGGCAACTTCCCGAAATATGGCGAGGACACGCTGATACCTCTGCACTGGATAGAGAAGGCGGTGATGATTTGAACATCTACATTTCTATATTCTTGGCCTATGGGCTTGTTGTTGTTCTATTCATTTTGTTGCTGTTCTATATTTTTATTTACCAGACTTTCAAAGGGATAAAATGAAATATCTTGGCGTTGATGTTGCGAGGATGGGTAACGACTATTCAGTGATAACTGTCGTTGATGAAACAGATAACATTTACACAGTCAACAGGATTGAGTTCTATTCAAAGATTGAATTAATGCAGCTTGTCGGGTGGGTGAAGCTCATCTCTGAAGAAGAAAAACCTGACAAGATTATGGTGGATGCAATTGGTGTAGGTGCTGGAGTTCATGACAGGTTGAAAGAGATGGGGTTACCGGTCATCGCTGTCAATGTCGCAGAGAAACCGACAAGGGAAACTGACAAGTTCCTGAACAAGAAAAGCGAGATGTATTGGAATATCCGAAAGCTCTTTGAGGGTGGCTCAATCCGGATAAAGAAGACCAAGAACCATGAAAAACTGTTGTCCGAGTTGTCAGCCATGAAGTTTGAGTTCTCAAGCGGAAAACTGAAGATAAAGGATCCTGACAAGTCGCCTGACTTTGCTGACGCTCTTGCATTGGCATGTTACGGCCCAATCATTTCGGCCCAAAAATTAGGTGCGGCAATGGTGGATATATGGTAAAATTTACAGAAACACAGATCAA